ACTGTTAATCTTACTAGTGCTAGTAATATTTAACTTATATTTTAAAAGATAGTGTCTAGCCGCTATGTTCTGCGCATAAGCATCTATCTCATCTGGGTCACCTAGATACTCTTGATCAGCTTTGATCCTAGGATCTTTATGATGGCTTCTAAACACATTTCTATGCATGCGGTATCTACGTGATCTATATTGGCGTTGATGTTCATATTCATGTATCAGAGTTTCAACTAGATCAATGGTAATCTTTTCTGCTAGTTCTTCTGTGAACAGCATAGGCATAGTTTTAGGATAGTTTAATATGAAATCAATGATGAATTGTTTTTTCTTTATTTCATCTAGGCTAGGATCGTATTCTGCGCCAATACTAAATTCACCTGGATCAAGTTCGCCTTTGGCACCACTATATAATTTAACTCGTACTGGATGATGTTTGTTGAGATGTTTGCCTAGGGTCTTGACTAGATTGCGGGGAGTTATCCTACGGCCAACAAGATGATCTGCCCATTCACTGATGTGTTGATATTCTAGTGTTGGGTTAAGATACATAGTTACCTTCCACCTGTTACATCAAAAGGAGTACCTCTGAGTCCTGCTGTACCTGTTCCCTCTTGCCCTTGTATCTGTTCAGATCCAAATGATCCACCTTGACGTGATGACCCCCCTGAAACTCTGCCCGGACCAGGTGGAGGAGATTCTCCTCCACCCCCCATTATCTTAGCTCCAGCATTGGTCGCTAGACTACTATCAGTGCCAGCATACGCAGGTACACCTTCAAAAGGATTTGTCTTCAATGGACCCATACCGTTAGCACCTAATAGATCATTATTCTTACCTTCAGCTAGGCTGGCCTTGACCGCTTCACCATATTTGGTGCTGGTGTTAGCCATATTTCTAAGCATGGTGCCTATGCTACCTTCGCTGGTTTCTTTGCCATAAGTTGGTAGTTTAGTAGCAAATCCCATAACTCCACTTAGTCTTTGGGTGGCAGATGATGTTACGGCAGTTATATCAGCCTTGGTTAAAAATGTACTAGTAGTTGCTAATTTTGTGTTGAGTGCAGAAACACGATCATCTGTTACATCATCTGCAAGCGCATCAAGTTCTGCAGATCCTGCTACTGGCCCTAGGAAATCTTGAGCTGTTGGTACCGTGCTAGATCCTATAAGATCTTGTATGGTAGAGGAATGTGATGCCATTAAACTGTTTAATGTTGGATGTGCAGAATTAACTAATGGTGTGGGAACTTTCTGTATGTTAGCAAAGAAACTTGGAGCCTTGACAGCATCTATTATAGTGCCTCCCCCCATGTCCTTGAATTTAGTAGTTAGTTCACCCATACCAGCAAAGCCAGCAGTGTCACCTGGGTCAGCTGTTTTTGTATAGTCACTGAGATCTTTTAGTCCCTGTATGCCTGTTCCAGTCTGCCCTTGGATCTGTTCAGATCCAAATGACCCACCTTGCCTGCTGGTTCCTGCCACCGTGGGGAATCCCGTAGTAGTCGGAGCTCCAAATGTGGAAGTTCCTGCTGTGGGTACTGTAGTCGCAGTTGGTGCTGTGCCCGACCCACCTGTTAAGAAGTCTGGAGTCTTATATAAACTGCTGTCAGATCCGGTATAACTAGGTAATCCAGCAAATGGATTGTCAATTGCAAACTGTTCTGCCGTGGTATTAATTGCCACTGGATCTTTGATGTTGGTTAATACACTTGATATTTTATCAGCATAGACGGGATTGTGTATGTCATTGAGGTCAACACCAGCTTCGATAAGTTTCTGATTAACACCAGTAGCGTTGGCTAATTTATTTTTTGTAAGTGCCTCTACCATGCCACTCGGTGTACCGAAGTGCTTAACATCTATGCCATTAAACATGGTTCCAGTTGATGCCATGGCTTTGCCTGCGGCAGGTAATTTACCTAGAATATTAGTCAGTCCACGGTCACCCATGCTAGACATGTCAGTGATACCACTACCAAAATCACTGTATGCGCTATTGCTTAGGAAATTTGTGGTATTTAGAACTTCATTACTATCCTGTATATGAGATTGTATCTTACCAACTATGGTACCAAACCCACCAGCATCATTTTTGTTAAACAATTTACTTTGTATTGTTGTAAGTGCTGAAAGTGCATTTGCAGCATTGACGTTCGCTGGGTAGTCGCTACTACTAGCCACAGTCTGTAGTTTGTCCATGGCTGTTTTTACATTGGCAGCTAAATCAATAGCTATTCCGTTACCTTGTGCCATACCAACCATAGCTGTTATAGTTGCAGGAGTCAGCCCACCTTTAGGCATACCGATAGCCACGTATTGCCCATCAGCAACAGTGGTTTGTGATCTCGCGCTAGCTATTAAATCTGCCATCTCTACTTCCTATGTTATGATGCCACCTTTCGATACCGGTTCAATGCCAGTGGTGGTTTTAATATAATGATTCTGCACATCTTTAACAGTAGGTGCGTGCATCATCACGTGTCGTTTTTCTAACCGTATACTCTTATTTAAGTCACTTGTAAATAGACTTTGCAGCAGGCCAAGCCCCTGTTGACTAGGCATAACAGTACATGGTTTACTTACTGTAAATGCATCATCTGACTCTTCTACAATTTTAGCGACGATCTCATCACCGTTGACTATCTTAAAAGTTACTATATCATCTTCTGCATACTTGTTAGTTACTAACATTTGAATCCCCTAGTTTATTGAATAATTCTTCATCACTTAACTTTACTAATCCTTGATATCCACCTTCTACGAACAGTTCATCACCCAGGTAGATCTGTGGTGCTGTACGATGCCCTTGGGCAATCAACCATTCACGTGCTTCTTGATCTTCATCAATCTTAATTTCTGTATATGCGATATTTTTTGTTTTTAATAAATGTTTGGCCTTATCGCAAAAAGGACAATAATTTTTACTGTATATTATTAACATTTTTCCTTTATACTTTAAATACTATTCTAATGTTTCCGTTATAGGCATCACTTTTAAGATCATTATTAAAATAATGATCCGTAAAATTAAAATTTTTTATTTCTTTAATTATATCATCTGTGATGTTTGTAAAATTATCAACTACATAATCTTCATATGTAGGCCAATCGATTCCTCTAATTATTTCATAATTCTTTTTTATTTGATCCTCAAATGTTATGTCAACCAACAATAAATTATATGTAACATTCTTTAACTGTTTCTCAATGTATAATCGATAGTCTATCGAAGTTACCGGACGAGATAAATCGAATATCTTAGCAAATTCATGCGGTTTGGTGTGTTCAATCATTCTTAATAAATTAAATGTAACAAATCCCAGACCGTTTGGTTTAATAATTTTTCCAAAGTCATTAATTCTATTAGCAAATTCAATTAAAGAAACAAAATGTATCGCATTAACAGAAAATGCACTATTAAATTCCTGGTAATGATTATCAATGAATTTTTCATCAAACCATTCATAATGATCTGCGAAGTGTGTTTTATCAAATCCAACAACATTCGGAATATACTTCTTAATCAAATTCCTCCCACACCCTACATCTGCTATCACCTCAGGGTTGTTCTCTTGTATTAACCCTAAATAGTAGAATTGTGAATACAAACATATTGAGGCATTTTCAAGAGTCGATCGATGACATTCTTCTCCTTGAGAGACATCGCCGACATCAATATCAATATCATGTTTATCCGAAAACATATAACGATACTGTTGAGTTAACTTTTTATAAATCTCAGTCTGAGTAAACTCTTTTAAAAATTCATCTTTATCATAACTCCGGTAGATCGTCATAGTCAACGTTTTCTCCCATAACACCAATGACATAGTTGGTTGATTCGTTTTCTTGTAAGGCTGTTTGTTTCTTGCTGGTATCGCTGTGTTTGTTAAACCAAGGTATAGGTGTGGTCTTAGGTGCAGGGTTACTGTACTTAATACCAATTTCCTTTAGTGCTCCTACTGCTGTGTAGTCTACAAACTCTTTTAAGATAGCAGCGTTGAGTCCAATCACTGGACCTAGCTTAAACAAATAGTCTGCCCAGGCTTTTTCTTCACCAATGACATCAAGATACATTTGATAAACTTCAGCTTCACATTCTGCTTTGATATCTGCAAAACGTGGATCTTCTTTGACCACTTGATTGATCAAGAAAGCAGTCCATTCTTTATGTAGTAACTCGTCTTGTAAGATCAAGCTGATAATATTGCCATTACCGATAAAGATCTTATTCTCAACCATGGCTAAACTTGTGGCAAAACTTACCATGAAGCGGAATGCTTCTAGGCCATAACTTGCGTGTAGAGCAAGCCATATGGCTTTGATGTGATCACGTTCATCTATCTTATTGCCCATTTCTTTACGACAGTTGATCACGTGTAACTTATCATAGTAGTTGCCGATGTTACTAGCCATGCCTACGATTTCTTCAGTGTCATGGATAGTGTTGAATACATCTTTAGGTACATTATAGATGTTGCGGATAATATGGCTGTAGCTCTTGCTATGGATATTAGTTTCAAAGAAACTCCAGTTACTGATAAGTGCTTCTAGTTCTGGCAGACTTACTACCGGTCCAAATACTTGATTAGGTGCACGACCTTGTAGGCTATCTAAGGCTGTCTGGCGCAATAAATTACTAGTAAAGATATGTTTAACAGCATCGCTGGCATTTTTGAAATCTTGACTGTCTTTGGTCAGGCTAACTTCTTCTGGTTGCCAAAAGAAACCCCTGGCTGTGTTTTCAAAGTTAGCAATCTTGTTATACTTAACTTCCTCAAAGCGTTGGATAGTTACAGGACCTGCTGGATCCAGAAACATCTTACGTTGTAGATAGTTTGTTTTAGTACTTAAATTATATTGTTCTTTACTCATAGTTTACATGCCTCGCAATCGTCATCGGGTTCATCTGGTTGTGTCGCTAATGTTGGTGCAATTTCCGCATCTGCTTTTGCACCTTGTTTGTTGATCAGGCTGTAGTAGAATGTCTTGATACCCCAAGCATGTGCCTGCATTAGATTTTTAGCAATTAGTGTGCTTGGCACTTTACGATCTGGCCAATGTGCTGGATTATAGAATGTATTTGTTGAAATACTTTGATCTACATAAGCCGCTAGTACTGCCGCAGTTTTTAAATATGCGTCACAATCTTTTTGTTCCCACATTAACTGATATTTGTTTTTCAATTTATTATATTCTGGAACTACCTGTATAAAGCTACCTGCCTTACTTTCCTTAACGCTGATCAAACTCATTGGCATTTCAATACCATTGGTTGAGTTAATAACAACACTTGAACTTTCTACAGGAGCAATTGCCATTAATGTAGCATTACGTACCCCATATGCTCTCATGTCGCTACGTAGTTGTTCCCAATCTAGTTCACGTGTTGGAGTAAAGTCTGCAAGTTTGTTTACACCTTTAGCACGATTCTCCCAAGGAAATTTTCCCTTGCCATAGCGTGTATGTTCGCTGTGTAAACATGCACCACGTTCTTTGGCCAGTTCAACTGTAGCTTCTGTTAAGAAAAATGCCTGGTGCTCTATCCAAGTCTTAACATCTTGTAAGGCTTCAGTGGTGCCGTATTCATATCCACGTTTAGCATGCCAATAGGCCAAGTTAGTAACACCAATTCCCAATGGTTGTATTTCATCATTACTTAATTTACTTTGTATGCTTAGGAAATCTTGGTAATCTAAAATATTACATAGACTACGTTGTAGAATTCTACAAGCACGTTTCATATCTTCTGGATTGCGGAATGCTCCCCAATTGATACTACCTAACGTACATAGAGCTATGCGACCATTTGGATCATCCAAGCGTTTGAATGGCTTGGTGGGCAGTAGGATTTCGCAACAGAGGTTACTCTGATAGATGGTATGATATTCGGGATCAAAAGGTCCTTGCTTCATAACATTGTCAATGAACACAAGATAGATTCTACCTGTGTCAGTCCGCTCTTTAAGTATACCGCCTTTAAATACTTCTTCCGCACTTAATACTTTCTTACGCAAACCTTTTTGCTTTTCATACTTCTCGTACAACTCTTCAAATAACTTTGTGTTTTTATAAAACGCTTCATACAAGTCAGGAACTTCGTTAGGATCAAAGAATGTAATATTTTCTTTGTTCTTGAAACGACGCCAGAACATAGCATTAAGTACGACACCATAGTCCATATGACGCACACGTGTTTCTTCTGTACCTTGATTGTTCTTTAATACGATCAAATCATCAAACTGATGATGCCATATTGGATAGAATACAGTAGCACTTGCATTACGTATGCCACCTTGACTGCATGATCTTAAATCACCAAACCATTTCTTAAGGAAGGGGATCATGCCAGTGTGCATGATTTCCCCGCCTCGTATAGGACTCCCTAATGGGCGCAAACGACCTATCTCTAGACCAATGCCGGCACGCTTGCTGGCATACTTGGCCATCATCTCTCCTGATGCAAAGATACTATCTAAGTCATCATCACTTTTAATCAGCACGCAACTGCTGAATTGTTTTGTAGGGGTACCTAGGCCAGCGAGTACTGGAGTGGCGAGCGTGAACAATCCGTCACTGGCGCAGGTATAGTAATCTTTAATATAACGTAATCTTTGTTGTGGATTCTCATTATGGAATACTGTTGCAGCCGCAACCATATAGCGAACCTGTGGTGTTTCATAAATTTGTTTTGTGCTACGATTCTTAACTAGATATTTTTCAATCAGCTGTTCAATGGCCGCATAGCTATAGTCTTCATCTTTAGCATGATCGATAAGTTCTTCCATCTTGTTCCACTCATCTTCTGTGTACCATTCAAGAAGTTCTGCGGTGTATAATCCTGTGGCTACATTTGTTTTTACGATCTCAAATAAGTGTGGAACTTGATAGTCGCCATAGATGTCTTTACGTAGCATCGATAGTCGCTGTTTACCAGCTACATATTGATAGTTGGTATGTCCAACATCTGGATTATGCTCTACGTCAATTAGATCAACGATAGCACGTAGTGTGATCTCATCAATCTCTCGTGTGCTGATACCATCGTAGAAATGCGGTTGAGCTTTGATTTCAATCATACTCTGACTGACGTCGGCTACGTTTTGGCATACTTTAGCTACTTGGGCCTGCCATTTTGTAAGATCTAATGGTACGACTGCACCACTACGTTTTTTAACTTGAATATTGCTCACTTGAAACCTCTTGTTTAGTATTTGTCTAGCTGTAATTCTTTGCTTGAGTATTGATACAGCAATTGCAACTGTTTTTCTTCTACTTGTTTTGTATTTACTATTTCGTAGGGCCAGTAATTAAGAATATATTTCCCATCATCTAACCAAACCATTGTGTGTCTTGTTTTATCTTTATAATCATAATACACTCTTATTTCCATAGGAGTTGAACTATGACCAGTAAAGTATATAGTATATACTATTCCTAGTGCTTTTGCAACGTCACACCAGTAGTTTTCGGCTAATAATGCCCAGGGATCTGGCCAAGTTTTTGGATCACTTGGGTCCAAATTATAATTGACAAATGGAGCAGTGCTCCACATATTGTTTAGTTCTACAACTGCTGATTCTAAGGGTAGTCTATCAAGTTGATGGCGGAAATCTTTCCACTGCGTTAGCCTGTCATTAACACGCAGGTTCCAAAAATTTTGCCACATGTTACGCGAAAGTTTTTATGTAATAATTGAGTGTAGCATTAGTACCACTATTACTAGTAGTATAAGACATAGTAACATTAGAACTATTTGCTATAAATGTTAATGCAACACCTATATTTGCTGTTTCAGTATAATCTTCTTCAATTACTGGAGCCCCAGCAAGATTAGTGACTTTAATAGAACCAACCCTGGTATCAGTTCCTCTGATGATATTATAATCAATGATCCTTGAATTTACTGTAGGAATAGTGATATTACCTATGTTTGCTGTGGTATTGTTTAATAAAGTTTCTGCGGCTGCATCACCTAGAGCGGCTATTACAATATTAGCTGCAATAGAAGATGCTGTTAATATAACATTACTGTATTGGGTAAGAATTTCAGTGACACCAACAGTTGGTGCACCTTCTACTAGAGTTCCGTTACCAATATATAATCTACGCTCGTCAATCGACCATCCCATTTCGCCGCTGGCTAGCTGTGGTAGGTTTTCTTGTA